CGTAAAACTAACGAGACAACGGAGGTCTAATAATATTATTATTAGAGGCAATAGCCATTTGACGAATCAAATCCTTAAGATCTTCGATTTCATTAGTCAACCTTGAAACATTATCCTCAAGATGACTAACTTTAGAACTTTCAGAAGAAAGTAATTTAACTTTCCTAGTTCCATTAGTGGTAAAATAACCGCTATTTTCATCAAAATTATCGTTGTAATTACTCAAAGTACTCGCTAATTTAAAAGCCCTAAAGATAGGTGTGCTAAGGGTAAAATTCCATCCAGAACCTGAAGGGAACATATCGAAGGTATAAGCTGTATTATAACCATCGACTTTTAATATTTGAACTGTAGCAGTCATCACTGCCGTATAAGCGGCACCAGAAGTTAATGATACCGCCCCCATGAGACTTGAGGTTAATGTTGTAGCATAAGTGGTATCCAAAGAGCCACAACTAAAAGACATCGTGGGACTACTGCCACTAGGGGTAATAGTCACAGATGCTAACATTTGGTATATACCAGGGGTAAAACCAAAAGCCTCAAATCTAGCACGGTCAGTCAACAAGTTCAAATCAACCCCGCCATTAGTACTAAAACTAGTACCACCAGTCTCAACGGGCAAGTATTTGCCACCACTTGTTGAAGTCCAACCTGACCGATTCGAAAACAAAGACATCTCAAAGGATGCTGCCGTAGAACTAGAATCTGTAGGTTGTATCTCACCACCATAAAAAGCTATAGTATACTCCATAACAAGAGAACCAAGCTGTATGGCAGTGGTAGTGGTATAATTGGATATGACATAGAACATAGCCTGTATCTCATTACGTGGGTCTACACCCATACTAGTATAAAAACTAGTTTGACGCAATTTTTGAGACATTCCCAATGAGGCAGTTCTCCAAACAGCCAGATCAATAGAATCACTAGCATTCGAAGCACGGTAAACCGCACTAATGTCACCATCATCAACAGGATCCGTAGGGTCGTAGTCAAAAAAATTAAAAATTTGACCAGCAGTACCAGTTCCAACCTGGGGAGAATAACTAATACGAACCTTTTCAAAACGATATTTCTCAAATAAAGCAGAAAAAGCGGCTAAACGACCATTAGCCAAATATTGCGGTGCAATCTGTTGTGTCTTCAATATAGTCCCAGGTACTTGTTCAGCAGTTGAAGTCACATTTCCTAAGAACTCCCTACCGTTGAGCCGAACGGGCATATTCCTAGATGATAAGCTTGTATTTCCAATACGGGCTTGGTTTCGAAACTGAGTCGTATTATTAGTATAAGCGGCGGGAACGCTAAGCGGCATTCTAGAACTTCGTGAAGATTTGGATCTCCTACGTCTAGATAATCGCTTAGGCATGCTAGACGCCATGCGTTTCCCACTTTTCGCACCATTAGACATAGTCTTTCGGTTTGATTTTCGTGTACTTCCTTTCTTAGACATAACTCCGTATTTGCGCAAAAGATATTGACCACGAATGGCAGTCTTTGCCAAGTAATGTTTGAAAGAAGATGACGGTTCGTCGAGAAAATCTTTATCGCCGACTAAATAATCGCCGTTCGCGTAAGCTTTATCGTGATTATAACAAGCACGATCAAAACTATCAATAGGTTGAGCGCCAAAATCAGATGATTCAGCGTCTTCAAATTTTCCTGCTGTCCAACCGGGTCCACAATAATTCCCGTGATAAGCAAAAGTCATAAAGTAGGTAAAACGTCCTACTTCAAATTTTAAGGGGCTTTCATTTAATCGAACCCCTAATCATAAAATTTTAAAGTGCTCCGACCAAAAAAGTAAATCGGAACGAAAGGACGTAGTCTCATATTCACCAAAGTATAGTTGCATTATCTCATGATTCAACAACCAACTCGGGTGATTAATCAGGTCAGGGTGATCAGTTTTATACAACTGAATCATATTCCGAATGAGCTCCAGATCGCTACCACTAAAATAACTTAATATTTCCGTAGCTACAAGTCGAGATATGTCGGACTCAATAGTCCGATCACGCATCTTAAAAACCAAACCTGAGAAAATTTTGGCGGTATTAAAAACAGGCATATATGCTTTTTGTTTATAAGTCTCAACCAAAACGGGAAGAGTTGAGAGGTAATCACTCTCATAAAGAGTTTTAGGATAACGCACTTCACTGTCAAGTCCAATGCGTTTCCAAAATAATTCGATCTCCTTAAAAAGTAAATCAGATAAACCTCTACCCTTATTATCATCTCCCGTATGATGTATATAATAATCACTTGCCATGTAATCCTCAAAAGTGTAACCCAATTTTATAGCCGAAGCAAATTCGACCATCTTATTTCGGGCGCTGTTAGCATGACCAGTGCGCCAGCTACCACTTTTTTCACCACCATTAGTTGAATAAAAATCGCCATAAGGCAATATCGTAGGATCTTGACTAACATAAGCCAATCGCTCCATAATCAATGGAACGGAAAAAGAAAAATCTGAAAAACCCATTTCATGAGCATTAACAGATAAAGACCCTAAAATTTCATAAAAGGTACAAGTTTCTCTACGTAAGAGCAAAGCGTTACACTTGTGCTCCAATGAGGTCATAAAAGACATTTGACCTGAGTCAAATTTAGACAAATCCATAACAAAATGGATTGGGAAACCCTCAAAATTTCTAGTCATCTTATCATAATCGAGATGAAAAAAAGACATACCAATACCACAACGGTAAGTGTCCCACCTCTCAGTCAAAATAGAATCTATATCGTCAGTAAAAGTTTGTCCTAAAATCAAACTATAAATAGAACCAACGATAATAGATCTGAACTTTAAATCCTGTATCTTCTCAAAAGGGCGAATTTCTTCCTTTTGAATGGCCAGCCACAAAGTCTTGTAATTGTGATCTGTTAAAAAATTCTTGACAAAACGGACATAAGAATCCTTAAACTCATTATCATCCAATAACTCTCTCTTATTAGGGAAATGTTTATTAAAAAGCGCAGTAGCACTCTTGTTCTTATCAAGACCTTCTACAACCAAATCGTAATTAAGAATACGAGGATTATTAGTAAAACATCGGGCTTTAAATCTATAAAGCCACAATGCTGATTCCTCCAAAAAAGAGAAATCATCAATAAGTAACTTAGGCACGACATTAAAATACTTTGAAAAATCTTTATAAACAGATTCTGCACGAATAGGCGTCAAATTATACATAAGTCGTATCCTATCGTAATCCATGCCACTCTCAATAAGGAGACGTTTAAAATAATCGTCCTTAACAAATTGAGGTTTTTCTTTGACATGGGAAAAAATTGAACCCACATAAGCGGATTCAGGGAGATAAACCCTACCAAAATTACTTTGATAGGAAGGGAACCTAAAATGTGCTTTATCCAATATAAATTTAGGATAATAGCCAAAAAGGTCCTCCACATCAGTGGAGGACCTTAATAGTTTTTTGGAAAAGTTCCTCTATTAGGGGATAACTTACTCCCCAAATAATGAAATCCTAAGAATTCACCTGTCGAATTATGAATGTAAATTCCCCCGCAATCTCCATTCTTAGTTGAACCTGAAAACCCAAAAGTTTGATTTTTAAGATCTACATCAGTGATTCGGCCGGACACACAGAAAAAACTTCCTTCCATATAACCTAACAAAGTAGCGGAAGCACCGGCTGAAGGTTGCATAAAGTTTATTCGTTTGCCACTAACGAAACTGCGATCAGAAACGTCAGCGGCATCCAAATCAGTTCCTATAGGGAACCAATCTAGATTTCGTAAAGGTAGTAAATCATATTTACCACTGCAATCTTCTACACTTAATCTAATAAATCCAGGATCGTTATGTTGAGTAACGTGTTGATTAACAATGACACTATTACCATTTATAAATGCATTACTGGCATGTTTACCATTAGCCCAAACTATAGGCCTTATGTGTAAAAAAATTTTTTTAAGATCAAGCTGATGAGAATCTTTCTTTTGCATTTCATTGAAAAAATCCTCCATCTCCATTTGAGAAGCCCAACTTTTAGGGGGTTCCTCAATTTTCATTGGGGGAGGTTCAACTTTTCGAGCGGTATAATTTTCATCATTACCGTCGTCATTATATGGGTCTTTTTGTTGAGGATAATAATTATCATCTATTTTAAAAGAAACCCTAGTGCTTTCAGTCTGCTGATCACCATCGTCAACAACCATTTTGGTTTTAATGACACTTTTATTAATTTTAGGTGAATCAGGATCAACACTCTGTATTTGAACCTTACTAGGTTTGACAGGGACCATTTTTTTCCTGTCCTTGTCGAACCTACGATGCTTCTTACAAGCGTCGGGTTTATATGATTGACCACACCCTATGCACTTATGCACAGGACAACCAGCACAACGATCAACTCCAAAAGGGCAATCTTCATACTTTTTGGAGTTCCTATCCTTCATTTTTTTAACCTTAGCAGGCTCTTTAAGCCCAAGTTCGGTATCAGAAGAAACGGGCGTTGAAATAGGGGTTGTTTTTTTCTTATTTTTGGAAGGTGGGGCAATACGAGATGCTTTAATATCAACAATTGGGGCTTTCTTAATATCAGCCAAAGACTCTAACCATCTCCCATCCTGATAAATAACAACACCATTACGCATAATGGATACTAAATGACCATTATTGATATCACCTGCACAATTTTGCCAGCGATCTCGCAAAGTCTCACCATCCCAATCAATATATGTGACGATATCATCACCATTCAAATCTTCGTCGTAATTTATATAATCACGCTTGCGACTTGCAGCAATACGTTGGCTAGCTCTCTTAGGAGTCTTGCCTTTAAGATTTCTCATATATTTTCCTTTTTCAAGGTCAATTAATGCGATATCTTTTTTAAGGAGGGCTCTCTCCTCTTCATAATCAGCCTCATAATCCCCCATTTCAGGGAACATAACGCTTTCCTTTCGCTCCAAATTCGGGTCTATTTCAGACCCAAAAATTAAACTAAATGCCAATAAAGCACGCATAGTCATGGTAAAAAAACCGAAAAAATCCAAATACTGTGACACCACAGTAAATTGAGGATTATCAGTCAAACTACCAAGCTTATGAGCTAAGGACGAAGCAAAAAAATGGCCATTTTTATCAGGATTCAACAAAATCAATCTATAAAATTTTACTTTATCCCAACGTGAGCCAAAGCGATAACCATACTTACTTTTCCTCATAAGAGGGGTGGTCAAGACAATATCGCAAACTAAATTGAAACTGAGCAAAAGCATAGTAACAACAAGTAAAGGGGAACGCAATATAAATTCCGAAAAAACCTTAACAATTTCGAAAACACGCTCCATATGAGTAGCACCACGATAACCAGTATCTGAAGCAGGATCAGGCACAGCATAACCATGCCAAGCATTAGAAATTTCATAATACAAAGAAACCCAAGGATATCTCTTACGAAAACTTTCCTTTTTGTCTTCATCATCTCTAGCTTGTCTACGTACGTACTGATCTGCAAAAAACTTTGAATCTTTGACACGCTCGTCCTCCAACTTAGACAAACGTTCAGCTACATTAGACTCAAAAACGCGTCGAGCATGCTCAATAGCGGGGTTAGGGGCAATAACGCTTACAAAGGGTGTCTTATCCCCTTCTTCTTTCAAACGTTTAGATGAGATAATAGTCTCATCAGAGTCTTCCTCTGAGATTTTACCAAGCCTTGACTTAGCAAAATCTTTTTGATGTTTCTCATAATCATGTCTCAATTTTGAGACATCTGGATTAACATCACCACTAGTTGTCGTATAAACAGTTGGAATTAATCTAGCGGGGGGAAGAGGTGATTTACTTCCTAAACCACTCTTATCATTGGGTGATTGAGAGCCACGAGCCACATCCTCATAGGATATGGGTTGAGAAATAGTTTTCTCAAACATTTTTCGGTTTTCCTCGTTAACGAGTAAACCTTTGACGTCGTCGAACTTAGGATCACCGGGCAAAACCGGGTCCGAATATTTAGCGTCTACTTTATCGAAGACTTTCTTTAATCGCTCAACAGGGTCGAATCCCTGTTTTTTACCTTCCTCCATTAGACGATAGGTTGCTATTAAAGTATCAAGTTCGTT